ATCAACAGTCCACGCTCGTCAGTCCACAAGCTGATTTGAATAACGGCGGCTTCTAAAGAAGTCTCGTTAAGGTCAGCTGGAACAGCGGGTTCGTTGGAGTTTGTACCGCCAGAAACCAATGGGTGTGCAGTGCTGAATAAAGGCTGACCATCACCACCAGTAGCAGCGGTAAAGCCAGTATTTAATACGGCAGCAGCACGAACTTGCTTGGTATAAGCCATGGAACGAGCTAACGCCTTGGTATAACGACCAGATAGGCTGTCATACAAGTTGTCCTCAATTGCCTCTTCCGTTAGGGAGAAACCTTGAGCAATCGTTACGTGGGTGTAGCGAGCTGTGAAAGCCTCTTGTGCATTGTCATAAGCGATGGCAGAACCTTCGTTTTTGACTGGTGCAGCTGAGAAGCCAGACAGTTTTACTTCTTCTTCAAAAGAACGCTCAGAGGTCTCTGTTTCATAGATCTCTTTATGTTCTTCACCGTAGCGAGCATACTCCAAACCGAACAAAGCATTCAGGCCTGGGAGGAGCTCTTTAAGTAGTTGGGCACGAGAAATAGCCATTTTTTAGCTCCTATTAGGCTGCATAATCCAAGCCAGTAGCTCGGAGAATTTGCGGATTGTTCAACTTCACTACTACTTCAGTGAAGGCGTTTGTACCAGTAGCTGTTTCTGGAATTACGGAAACGGCACGAACTGGCAGGGTTGCTGCGTTACCCTCATTATTGGTAGCAACAAGAACACCAAACCCAGAGTTACCAGTAGTAGTGCTACCTGTACCTTGGTCGATTGCCATGTTTACACCAACAATGCTTTGGTTAACGGTTGTTACAACGCTGTTTGCAAATACAACAGCTACCTGAAAAGCAGCCATAGGATCGTCAACAATGTAGCCAATAGCAGATGTTGCAGCAGCATTACCTGGGTAGTACTGAGCTTGAACTGTTTGACCTTGAGCATTTACATACTGGCAGCCCATAAATACACCATAAGTGTAGTTAGCAGCTGAAGTTGTAGAGTCGTTTGTAACGCCTGATACTGCAATAGTGCCACCATCGACTAAAGCCACAATGTCCCCGTTAAAAATTGGAGTGTTATAAGTACTCGCAATTGGCAATTGACGGGTTGCACCAGCGTAGGGTTTGCCATCCACGCTGTTGATTGGGCGTAAGCCGTAGGGAGCTGTTACGCTTGGATAAGCCATAATAAATCTCCTAAATTATTAAAAAATTAACTACCTTTACCAAAAGAACCCACCGTAACCTTACCTTCATTGAAGAGAGGCATCCGAGGATCATTTTGGCGCATGAGAGCGTTCTCCACAGCCTTCATTTGAGCATTAGCTTGGTCAGAGTAATAAGTATTACGCTGAGCTACAAACTCAACTGGGGTTTTGCAAAGTAACAGCCCGCCAATCTCAATGTTGTCTTTGTATCGACTATTGGGATCGACTAGCATTTGAAATTTGGGTTGTTCCTCAATCCTTACGGGCTCCCAACCTTCTCTGAGTTTGGCAGATAGGTTACGTGGGTCAGCCTGGTTTAAAGATGAGACACGAATCCAACGATACGCATACCCAGCCTGTTTGTCGGGCTCAGGGAGTAATTCAGGCGGAGCCCAATGCGTAGGGCGCTCTACCTCAACTCGGGTATCTAATTCACGGGTCAGTCTGTTGTTAGCCATTTGAAGCCTCCAATTTTTGTTGTTCACGAGCGTACACTTCCGGACTTAAGCCTAATTTTTTGATCAAGGCCATTTGTGACTGCTTCAACCGTACCTGTTTGGAGGACGTTGAGCGGGTCGCCGGAGCTACCACCGTACTTGGCTTTGCTTTCGGCGCTGTTTGGGGCTCCGGTTCTGGCTCAGCCTGACTACCTTCTTCCACAGTCTCAAAGTACTCTGGAAATTTTTTGCGCATTGTTTTGTCAATGTGCTTGAAGTACTGGTCTGAACCTACGACTTTTGGGCCGTACTCATCTACCAATTCTTCATGTATCCCTACCGCAAAGTTGGACATGGCTTTTTTGGAACCATACCAAGGATTCTCATCCAACCAAGATTGCGTTTTGGCGTCAATCTTTGGTGTTTGCTGCGATTGGGTTATTTGTACATCATTTTCTTCAGTTTGTAAAGCAGTAGGTTTAAACTGTTTTACTTGTTGCGATTTATATGTTGCTTCATTAAGAGCAGTCTGCGCTTCAACGATGCGATCCGAATCACCAGACTCAAGCGCTTCTTTATACTCCCGCTTAGCCATAGTCAACGAGGTGTCGGCAGCGCTTTGAACAGTCTCAATATAGGTCTTTTCACCAGCACTATATTGTGCTTTGAGTCTTTTGTTCTCTTCGATTACTCGTCTTGCTAGATCAATTGCCTCTTGCTGCTCACGTAAAGCAGACTCTTTGGCCCGTCGCTCATCGTTCCAGACCTTCTTATATTGCTTAATCCGCTCTTTTTGAGCCTTGGGGTCTAGTTCTTCTGCGTCTTCATCAGCAACTTCTAGCTTTTCAACGACCTCTTTAGGCATCGGTTTTTGATCCCGATCCTCTGGAGGAGTGTCATCCTCGATGATGTACTCGACTTTATCTAAGGGTTTACCCTTATCTTCTATCTCATCGGGGAACTTAAATTCTTCTTTTTCAAACTCAGCCATGATTTAGCTCCTATATAAATTTACGGGATATGCCACGAGGATCTTGAACAACGGCTTCAACTGAGTCGTCATTAATAATCCTAAACTCCCGGCCATGTATTACTAGGCGGGTACCGGCATTTGGTCTAACTAAAATAAAGTCACCTTCACCACACCAGGGTCCGCTTGGGAATCTAGTGCTGTCTTTATAGCAGTCAGGTCCAAGAGCCACCACGAACAACACTGTGGTTAGAATCTCGTCCTTCTTTATTAGGTCATCAGGCTTAACTAAATCAGAACCTTCAAACTTTTCTTCTGTTTCTGGGATCGCACACAAGATGCGGTAGCCAGATGGAATTGGAAGCTGGCGAGCTTTCTCTTCTACGGCTTTGGAAAAATCTACTGATCCTACTATCTGCGGTTTATCGGGGTTTGTGCCGATAAGGATTTCACTCATCAGAATGCTCCATTGTTTGTTTAAGGTCTAATATTTCCTGCTTTGCAAAGAGCAGACCTTTGATCTCTCCACAAATTTTTTGGTACTCGGCAAAGTCTTTGGCTTGTCCGGAGGCTACCCAGTCTCGCTTTTGGGCGACACTTTTATCTAGTTCTATTACTAGAACGTCTAATGGTTCCATTACTCAGTTTTCTCCTTAGTAACGTCTCTACTGCGGGTTTGCTGCATGCGAAGTTGATCTTTAGTTTTGGCTATGTCAACTCCAATTTTTACACCTTCTAACTGTTGCTTAGCATTTAAATCAGCTCTGTCTTTTGCTACCTTAGCTCCAACTTGCATGCCAGCAATCTTCTCTTGAGACATAATTCTTTCTCTCTCAATATCAAGTTGATCAGCTTTAGCGGTTGCATCAGCAATAAGTTTGCGATTCTTAATATCAACCTCGGCTTGTTTGATAGCCAATTCTTGTTGTTGCATTTGAACAATTGGATCGTTTTGAGCAGCCTGGGCTTGTTGTGCACGTATCTCAGCAGTATCACGTTGGAGTAATGCTTGTGATGCTTGTGCAGCCAATTGAGATACCCGAACTTCGAGCTCTTGTGGCATAGCTCTTTCATCAGAGTCAGACTCATCTGGGTGGAACGGCAACTCAATACCCATTTCCATTTCCATTTGCTTGCGGTACTCATAAGCAATATGCTCATTAACGTGCGCCATCATTGCAGCTTGCATGGCTTGCGCCTGTGGGTTCTGTCCAACCAACTGCATGATTTTTGGATCTTGCATAGCAGCCATATGGGTTGTTATATGTGCTTGATGGTCTTGGTAATAGAACGCTTTGACTGGCTTCATCATGAGAATGTTCTGGTTCTCAGTGATTGGATCCTCGGGCTTTTGGTCCTCGGGCAGTTTAACTAGCTGTTGGGCATTCTTAATACCCAACACGTCTAACATTTGACGGTGTAGTTTAGGCAAGTTGTAAATCTGTGGTGCACCTTGCGCTAGTTGTAACACGGCTTGGTACTGCGTAATCTTCTGCGCCATGGTTGCAGCGTTTGGATCACTGACCGGAATCACGTCTACGTTGTCATAGTCGCTCTTCTTGGCACGTGGGCTGCCTTCAACTGGCTCGTAAGTATAAGTATCTGGAGTGTAATCACGAATGATGTCACGAAGTAACCGAAGCTCCTCTTTAAATGAGTAGTGGATGCGGGCTTGTACAGCGGACATTACCTTTAATGTACGCTCCAGAATGGCTAAGGTTGTGCCCACAGGTGCTTGCGCACTCATGTCACTAATCTTCATATCTGCTGCTGAGGCAAAACGTCGGCCTTCTTCGATGATTTGATTCATCAATTGAGCCAGAACCTGACTAGGCTCTTTATATGGCAGAGGCATCACATTGTCACGCATCGTGCCGGAGGGCACGTCTACGTCACGGAACTCTCCGGGTGCTATCGGTGTATCGTCACCTTTAATTCGCAGTCCACGGGTCTTAAAGCCACCAGGCAAGTTCGCCAATGATCCGGCATCAACGAGTTGGCGGAGGATACTAGTACCTGATTTAGCAAAAGCCCCGATGAGGTGAATAAGACCAAAGCAGTAGAAACCAAAACCGGGAATATAACCGTAATGCACAAAATGCGAACGCTTCTTTTTATGTTCATCTTCTGGTCTCCAGTTACGACGAATAGCAAGAACAATACCGTTCGATTTGTCGATGGTAACAATGTACGGTAACGCTATACCCGTAGGTTCTCCATCTTCTTCGTCTTCATAGCCAGGCAAGTCAAGGTCAACTTGCATTTCAAGGATTTTATACCGATCGTCTGTAGTGGCCCTAAAGCCCATCTTCTCAGCGATCTTCTTCTCAACTTCATCAAATGAGTCGCTAGGTTCTGGTAACTCAATATCTCTATAGAATCCTGCGACTTGTAATTTGCGTAACTCATTAGGAGTCTTACGCATCACATGCGTAACTCGTGGTGAACTAGCTAGATCAGTAGCACCGTAAGGAACAACTAAGTCCTCTGCCGGTACAAACATAGATACTTGACGTCCAATGCTTGGATCGAAGTAAACCTTCTTAAACGCATTACCTGATAGTCCTAAGCCCCATAACATGCGCTCATGTTCAGGTCGGAATTCTTGCATCACATCTGTTAACTGATAGTTCATATCATCAGCAACACGCTCAGCAGCATCTTTCTTTTCTTGGGTCTCTTTACCGACAATTTGTGTCTTTACTGGGCCCGCTGCTGGAAACGTTTCCATGATGGTCTCAGCTTGGAACTTCACAAGTGCTTCAGATAACAGTGGGTGGTATACACCACAAGCACCTTCCCAAGGCTCAGTGCGCTCTTCAATCTTCATCCCTAATAACTGAATACCATCAACGTAGGTCTGCATCCAGTCTTTGCGTGAGCCAATATCTTCATCAAAGTCACCAACTAAATCTGAAGCCAAGGACTGTAGGGTGTCCTCACTCATGTACTCTGCTAGGTTGGCGTCAAAGTCTTCATCGCTAGGCTCTTCTTCCTCAATGCGCAGGATGGGCATACCGTCAATGCCAATCTCAACTGACTCGGGATCCTCAATCTCGATCTCAAGCTCTGGCCCTTCTTCCATCATAGGAAGTGCGCCTAAACCCAGTGGGGCCTGTGATAGTGACTTTTCTATTGCCATATGCTTGCCTTATACGTTGTAGTACCCTTTGTGCCTAGATGACTTAAATTGTTTTGGCTCGTCTTCATAATCAGACTCCAATTGTACAAAGCCACCCCTTCTATATCTTAGTAACGCCTGAGTCATTGAGTCCACCAAGTCATCATGATCGCCACTTGGAAAACTTGCAACTTCTTCTACTAACTCTTCTGCCCAA